TAGCTATGTGCGGCAGGTTACAAACCAGCAGCGGCAGCAACGCCCGCGCATCAAGGTTCATCCCGTCAACAACGAAGCTGACCTAAAGATAGCGAAGGTCTTAGAAGGCATCACACGGCATATTGAGGTCAACTCCAATGCTGATACTGCCTACGATAACGCTTTCGATTACGCTGTCAGGATGGGATGGGGGTACTGGCGAGTAGAGACTGATTACGTGCGGGAAGATTCGTTCGATCAGGAAATCTACATTCGTCCGATTCATAACCCGTTTACGGTTTACTTTGATCCTAATTCTGTCGAGCCGGATGGTTCAGATGCCGAGCAATGCTTGGTGACTGAGGTCATTCCTAAAGCAACGTTCCGCGAGATGTATCCTGATGCCGATGATGGGTCGGGCTTTACTTTGCGTGCTACTGGCGACTCAAGTGCTGAATGGGTGATGAAGGAAGATATCCGCATCGCGGAATACTTCCACACCGAGCGCAAAGCAACGACGCTAGTCCTTCTCTCTGATGGCACGAAGCTATACAAAGAGGATTTGCCGGATGCCGACATGATGTTGGCTGCGGGCGTGACTATCATTAGCGAGCGCAAGACCTATAAGAAGGTCATCAAGTGGTGCAAAGTCACCTCAATGCAGGTGCTTGAGGAAGGCGAGTGGATTGGTAGCTATATCCCCGTCATTCCTGTCTACGGCGCACAACTTACCGTTGAGGACAAGCGCAAAAAGTTTGGTCTAGTGCGTCACGCTAAAGACCCGCAGCGGATGTATAACTTTTGGCGCACCAGTCAGACTGAAAGCATCGCCCTTGCACCCAAAGCTAAATGGCTGTTGGCTGAAGGTCAGGACGAAGGTCACGAAAACGAATGGGCGCAGGCTAACATCAAGTCAGCACCAGTCTTGCGGTACAAGCAAACCGACATTGAAGGTCGCGTAGCACCGCAACCGACCCGACTGCAACCCGAACCGCCGCCACAGGGCATTATGGAAGCAGCATCGTCGATCAACAACGACCTGCAAGCAGTGTTAGGCATCTTCGATCCGAATCAAATGCCGTCGGGCAACATTTCCGGCAAGGCGTTGAATGGTCAGCAGCAGCAGATTGATCTTAGCAATTATCATTTCTACGACAACCTGACCCGTTCGATCAAGCACACCGGCAAGATCATTCTCGACCTGATCCCGAAGATTTACGACGCAGAGCGCGTCATGCGGATTATTGGCGACGATGGTCAGCCGGACATGGTGACGATCAACCAGCGTGACGCTGTGGGTTCGATCCTCAACGATGTGACTGTCGGTGAATACGACATTGTTATGGATACCGGCCCGGGCTATCAGTCCAAGCGCATCCAAGCAGTCGAGGCAATGATGCCTCTGATGGCAAAGGATGAACTGTTCAAGATTGCTGGCGACCTAGTTTTTAGGAATATGGATTTCCCGGGCGCAGACATTATTGCCGACCGGCTGGCAGCATCTAACCCGCTGGCGCAGATTGACGATAAAAGCCCGATCCCGCCGCAGGTGCAGATGCAACTGGCGCAGAGCAAACAAGTCATTGAGCAGCAGCAACAACAGTTACAGGCTATGCAGCTTGAGATCAACAATCGTGGTCAGGTTGCCCAAATCCGTGAAGATGGGGCGACTAAGCGCAAGTTGATGGAAGTGACCAGCAAAGCCCACAATACCGAAACTATGGCAGAGGTCAAGGTCAACGACCAAAACACCCGCGCCATTACCTCGCAGAACAAAACCGAGATTGATGCCATCGTGCAACTTTTGTTGCATCACATGGATACGAGCAGACTATTGCAAGAAATTGAGCGTCGGAACATGGAGCAAAATCAATACGCCCAGTTTGCAGCACAGGACATATCGCAAGGTGGTAGCCCATTCTTGCAGCAATGATTTACTAAGAGTATATTTATCTTAATCTACCGTTGGATTTCAACGGGTCAAAATCTTGAGGAAACTCATGTCTGAAGTGCAAGAGTCTAAACAGGCTCAAAACGTTGTAACGAGTGAAAATTTAGCCGAATTTAACATCCAGCATCTGCGTCTAGCTCCCGAAGAACCTGTTGAGGCGACTGAAGAAGTCGAGCCGACCGAATCCGAGGATGAGAGTGGACAGGAAGCAGTTAACGAGGCAACTGAACCGGAAAAGAAACAGAATCCGAAACTCGAAAAACGTTTCTCGGAACTGACCAAGCAACGCGAACTAGCCCGGCAAGAAGCCGCAAAGGAACGTGAAGCAAGGACAGCACTAGAAGCGCGGTTAAGGGAACTTGAAGATAGGGTCACGCCTAGAGCCGATCCGATTGAAGAAGAACCGAAACCGGAGCAATTTACCGATGCGTTTGAGTATGCAAAAGCATTGGCAGATTACTCAGCAGAAAATGCGTTGAGAAAGCGAGATCAGCAAGAAGCCGAGCGCCGCGTACAGGAAGAACGTCAAAAGGTCATCACGACTTGGAACGAACGACTGGAAGCAGCGAAAGCTGAAATGCCTGATTTCGAGGACATGGTAGCCAGCAGCGAAGTCGCAGTCAGCGATCAGGTGCGAGATGCCATCCTTGAAAGTGACATAGGGCCAAAAATCCTATATCACCTTGCCGAGAACCCCGAAATTGGGGAGAAGTTGGCGAAGCTGTCAACGATTAACGCGCTGCGCGAGATTGGGAGGCTGGAGGCGAAGCTGGAAACGCCTACCGGGGCAGCTAAACCTGTGTCGGTGTCTAAAGCACCTGCACCGATTAAACCGATCAAGGCGATGGGATCAACATTGGACAACAAGCTAGACAGTAACGGGGAATTCCACGGTACTTATGCCCAATGGCGAGCCGCACGCAAGGCCGGAAAAATCCGCTGATTCCATTCTCATTTTTAAGGACAAATCATGTCAAACAATCTGTTGACTATTAGTAAGATCACTAACGAGGCCTTGATGGTCTTGGAAAACGAACTCACCTTTACCGGCGAAGTGGATCGTAATTATGACGATCAGTTTGCCGTTGTTGGCGCGAAGATCGGTAACACCGTGAACGTTCGCCGTCCGGGTCGCTTCATTGGTACGACCGGCCCTGCCTTGAACGTTGAAGATTTCAACGAAACCAGCGTGCCCGTCACCCTGTCCACCCAGTTTCACGTTGACACCCAGTTCACCACGCAAGACTTGGCGCTGTCGTTGGATATGTTCTCGGATCGTGTGCTGAAGCCCGCGATTGCTGCGATTGCCAACAAGATCGACCGCGATGGTTTGGTCATGGCAAAGAACAATACCGCGAACATCGTTGGTACTGCCGGAACTCCTCCGACTGGCCTGATTACCTACCTGACCGGCGCTGCGTACCTCGACAGCGAAGGCGCACCGCGTGACGGTCGTCGTTCGTGCATCGTTGAGCCGTTTACCTCCGCGACCATCGTGGACAGCCTGAAAGGTCTGTTCATGCCGTCGGCTAAAATCTCGTCGCAATACGAGAAAGGCTTGATGGGTACGGACTCTGCCGGTATGAAGTGGAAGATGGATCAGAACGTGGTTAATCAGACGTTCGGTTCGTACTCGACCGCTACTTTGGCTTGCGCTACCACGACCGCTACGGGCTTCCTGACGACTGGCTGGGCTTCGACCTCGACCATCGCCCTGACCGCCACTACCGCGACCGCTGGCCTCAAGCAAGGCGACGTGATTCAGATCGCTAACGTCTTTGCTGTGAACCCGCAGAACCGTCAAGCCTACGGTAGCAACAAGTTGCGTAACTTCGTGGTGACTGCCGATGTAACCGTCGCTACCAGCGGCACGACCTCTGTGACTGTTTCCCCGGCTGTGATTACTGCTGGTCAGTTCCAGAACGTGAACGTGGCTTCGACCTCGGCTACCGCTGTTGTTACTCCGTTCAACCAAACCGGCGTTGTCTCGCCGCAGAACATCATCATGCACCGCAATGCCTTCACGGTTGCGATGGCTGATCTTGAACTGCCCGAAGGCGTGCATTTCGCTGGTCGTGCAAGCGACAAAGAACTGGGCATGAGCATCCGCGTTGTCCGTCAATACACCATCAACAACGACTCGATTCCGACTCGTCTTGATGTGCTGTATGGCTGGGCGCCGCTGTATCCGGAACTCGCCTGCCGCGTCGCAGCTTAATAACTCACACAGAAAAGGAAACGACAAATGTCTAATCCCGGCCCAGCATCAGCAACTACTATTCACCCGTCGAATTTGGCGACCAATCAGGCGATCCGTCTGCTTGCCT